TGTCACCCGGATCGAATCCGCCTTCGTGGCCTATTCGACCTTCTCGCATCAGCCGGATCGTCCACGCATTCGCGTTATAATCCCCCTGTCGCGCAACGTGACGCCTGATGAGTACCGCGAGTTTTCCCGCGACTTCGGCTCGGCCCTCGACATCCCGCTCGACAACTGCTCGTTCATCCCCAACCAGTTCATGTACATGCCCACTTGCCCGGACCTCTCCGTAGCATGGTCCTATGTGCAAGAAGGTGGTCCGCTGGCCGTGCCGGACGAGATCGCTGTGCCGGTCAAGACTGAACAGGACGATCTGGAGATCGCCATCGCCAACCAGCCGCTCGATCTGAGCGATGATGAGGTTGATGCGTACCTGTCCAGCTATCAGGCCGAGGGGCTTGAGTACGACGAGTGGCTGCGGGTCGGTGCCGCGCTGCATCATCAGTACCAAGGTGATCGCGAGACGGGCTTTGGGCGCTGGCTAGCGTGGTCTGAGAAGTCCAGCAAGCATGAGCCGAAGGAGATGGAAAAGAAGTGGAAGTCCTTCGGGAACTCAACCCGCGTTGTGACCTTCGCTTCGATCATCCATCTGACTAAGGTGGCGACCGGCGGGACAGGTGTTGCCCAGGTTCGCAGCACGGTCGAGCGCAAGGCGTTTGAGAAGCTCGCTGAGGACGCTGCTGCGGTCTGTGACATGGACAGCTACGATGCCTTCAAAAAGCGCATCCAGCGGATCGGTGTCAATGTCCTTCCCTTGGACAAACGCTCGCTTCTGGCACAGGAAGTCTACGATGCTTGGGGGAAGGACACCGGCCTGACCAAGACAGACATTAAAGGCCAGTTGAAGCCCGCAAAGGGGACAAGCCGGGTCGAAAAAGATGATGTGCCCGATTGGGTGGCCGATTGGGTCTACATCGAGAAGACCTGTGAGTTCTACAACACCGTCCAGCACTACGCCATCAAGCGCGAGGCCTTCAACTCAAAGTATGGGCGTGAGGACGAGTGCGTTGACACCGAGATGCTGCCCTCCACCTTCGCGCTGAACATCTGCAAGATCGAGACGGTGGTCGATGTGATGTTCTGGCCGTCTGGGGGTATGTTCTTCAGCCACGACGGTAAGCGGTTCCTTAACAGCTACCGGCAGAGCGGCATCGCTCCGTGCGAAGTGATGGACGAGGACGGTCAGGCTGTCATTGACATGTTCATGCGCCATGTGCGCATGACGCTGGCCCATGAGGAGGAGCAGCGCCTCCTGATCGACTTCATGGCCTGGGTGGTCCAGAAGCCCGGCCAGAAGATCAACTGGGCCTTGCTGGTGCAGGGCGCGCAGGGTGTGGGCAAGAGCTACTTCGGCGTGGTCATGCAGAACGTGCTGGGCCACATGGCCCGTAACGTCGAGCCAATGAGCCTTGCCGGTCGCTTTACCAGTTGGGCGCACGGCGCTCTGCTTGCGATCATCGAGGAGATCCGCATTGCCGGTGAGAACCGCTACGAGTTGGTTGATCGGCTCAAGCCATTCATCTCCAACACCACGATCCAGATCGAGGAGAAGGGGCGCGACCAGCGCACTGTGCCTAACTTTACCAGCTATATGATGTTCACGAACCACAAGGACGCTCTGCCGCTGTCTGAGGGCGATAGGCGCTATGCTCCACTGTTCTCACGCATCCAGTCCGAGCAGCAGCTATTTTCGGAGCTTGGAGGCCCGGTCGCGGCGGCGGATTATTTCACGCGGCTGTTTGATGAGAGCGAGCGGCGGGCGGATGCTCTGTCAAGGTTCCTGCGCGACTGGAAGATCAGCCCAGAGTTTAATGCCAAGGGTCGTGCGCCCATGACCTCGGCGCGGCAGGAAATGATGGGTCTGGCCACTTCGCCGGGGCAGCTTGCGATTGAGGACGCTATCGAGAAGCATGGTTGCCCGATCATCGGTCGCCAGATTCTGGACGTCACTTGGCTCAACAAGCTGTGCGAACTGGAGGACGATACCATGCCGCCAGCCAAGACCCTTAACGCCATTCTCTTGGCTATGGGGTACAGGCCTCTGGAGGGGCGGCGGATGAAGGTATCGAAGACTAATAGCTTGCACTATGTATGGCATCGGGGCCTGCCTGACGATGAGGTCAAGAAGGCTGTTCGGGACTACCACCAGGGGGTCTCAGATTGCCCGTTTTAGAGGTGTGCGGTTTATTCCCACCGCGCACCTAGGGGTCAGATCGAGGTGCGCGAAGACCGAAAAAGTGCGCGATGGGGATAACTTCGCGCACCTCCCCCAAGCTACTGATTTTCAACGAGCATTTAGCATAATTTTATAAGAAGTGCTTGATAATTGAATATATACCCTAACGTGAGACAGTTATTTTTTTAACGGAAAACGTGGGTTTCTGAGGGGGTGATATTTTTTTTACGGTACTGATAGGGAGTATAGGAATCATCGCGCACCGCGCACCTAGAGGAGGAATCATGGGTAAGAGATCAGACTTTGAGCGTCGGGAGCGGGACTTCTATCCGACCCCCTATGCGGCAGTGGTTCCGTTGCTGGGGCACCTACCGCCGAGGACGTTGTTCGTTGAGCCTTGTGCTGGTGACGGGGCACTGGTGTCGCACCTGCATCGGCATGGGCATCATTGCGTTGATGCGACCGACATTGATCCGGGCAATCCGTTCATCGGTGCGCGCGATGTGATGACTGCTCGGATCGGGGGTGGTCAGTTCTTCATTACCAACCCGCCGTGGGATAGGGGCATCCTGCACCCGCTGATCGAGCATCTTTCCGATCAGGCACCGACATGGTTGCTGTTTGATGCCGACTGGATGCACACCAAACAAGCCTTGCCTTATCTGGGACGGCTCGTTAAGATCGTCAGCGTTGGCCGGGTCAAGTGGATACCCGACAGCAAAATGACCGGCAAAGACAACTGCTGCTGGTATCTGTTCTATGGTGAGTTTAGGGGTCAAACAGAGTTCTATGGAAGGTTTGGAAATGACTGATCCGGTAATCATCCGCGCTAGGCTGATTTTCGTTGAGCGCATTAAGCCTGGGCGGGTTCGCGAACGCGGCGCACTGGGCGGGGCCTATGATGAGGGCACCGACATTCAGCAGTTCGTGAAAGAGGCCACAGAGCAGTTGCTGCGTGAGCGGCCAGAGAGCGTGGAGGAATGAGCGTGGAGTTCTCTGATCCTTACACGATGGCCCAGCACTTGGCTCGACGCCGCATCGGCGCAAACCTTATTCGTCAGGCTGTGGAGCGGCGCTTTGGTTTTGCCCCAAGCCGCTATGAGATCATGCGGATGAAAGGTGAGTATGCGATTCGCAGGGAAGCCGTGAAGAAAGCGGCTGCGGATGTCGATAATCGCACCGAGTACCTGAACGAGCAGGAATACCGCCAGAACATGATTGATGGCTCTGCGGCTCTCCTGAGGGCACTCTGGATGCATCACGGCGCGATCCTGAGCCATCTTGCCAAGAGCGGTAAGTCGGTTGTAATACCCTGAGCATGGGTTTGGAGGTTTGATATGATGAAACAGGTTGGCGGCGATCACTATCTGCGGATGGCGGTCCAGCCGTGGGACGTAGTTGACACCTGGCCACTGGAGCAGCGGGTAGGCTATTATCGGGCCACGGCGCTGAAATATATCATGCGGCTGGACGACAAGGACGACCGGATCACGAATGCGAAGAAGGGTCTGCACCTGATGCAGAAGCTGGTGAGCGTAATTGAGGAGGAATCGGAATGAGCAAGTTCAAGGTCAAGCTGAAGGAAGTGTCTGCGGTTGGAGGCGTCGGCGTTGTGCTGTGTTGGCCTGATGGCAAGCCGGTTGAGGGTCAGCTCAAGACTGTGGTGGAAACTGGCGTTGGCGGTGTGCCTACCGTCACTGTGACCTTTGCCATTGATGGCACCGACATTTGCTTCGAGCGGTGATGGGTGGTAATGTGCAAGGCATGAGCGTTTATGTGATCCCGCAGTGCAATGTGAGCGGCTTCATCTCTGGGAAGTCCTACATGGCGTTTGATGCCGACCACCGCTTGGCAATGGTTGAGAATGAAGCCGGTGAGGTCTACGCGATCAATCGCCAGGACGATGATCGGTTCGAGGTGGTCGAAATGGAAGGTGGCCCGGATGACCGGGACATTGAGATCAATGCG